GCCGACATCTGAACCCGGAGCAAATTGAAAGATCTTGCCCGGATAAAGATCCGTTGGATCTTCATTCGCCGCTAACTGGCTCGCATCCATACCGGCCATCGGCAAAGAGCTAATCTGTTTGCCTTCGACATACATTGCCATGCTAAAATTTAGCAGGGACTGTACGTCCCGAATGCTCCAGAACACTCCGTCACCCCAGATACTGTGCGGTACCCGTTGCCAGTAACCAAAGTGATACGGCAGCATACCGTCATACGGGCTGAGCGTGGCCTTGACTGTTCTGTCACCCAGAACATAGATGCAGACGGGCAAGACACTCAGGTTATCCAACTCGGATGTGTCGATGTAGCCTTCCAGATCGTCTTGGTCTAATACCCCCCAAAATTCAAGTAACTCGTACTCTTTCTCTTCTTCGGTGTAGCTTTCCTGATGCGGATTTAGCGGCTGCGCTATTTCATTGCCCTTGGAATAGACTCGACGCTCCAACACATCAGAAACTGCTTCCAGATCAAAACCACGTTGCTCCGTTAACATCTGACGAACTTGCACGGAAGACAGCTGCTTTCGCTCGATAATATAGCTAACGTCTTCTAGGCTTTCGGCTTCCGGAGAAGGATAAAGATTGAAAATACTGACAAATTTACTGGCCGGAAGTAGTTCCTGCTCGATGGCTGACTCGATTCTCTGTAGTCGATTAGCATAACGACCACGATAAACCGGATAATTACGATGAATGAGCACCGGGCTTTTCATGACTCCGGTACCGTGCAGTATCAATTCGTGTATACATTTCGAGATTTCATTGGTGAAATCCGTGCGATCCAGTACGTCTCGAATGCGATTTTCAATGTTTTTCGCACGATCTCGTAGAAGCGTGTCAATCGGCAGTTCCTTACGCAGTTCATCCAGATAAAGACGCCGTTCACGGTCTGACATTTCAGCCATGCCATCAGCAAACTGATGAATATCTGACGGAACGAAACGGGGATACCTTGTCGGTTGAATGACAAACGGAATTTCTCCGTTCTGAAACATCAACGCATTGATCTTAATATGTGCACTGGCGACTTCACGACGGGTGATCGCCATGAAAGGTGGTCGATCACTGGTTCGCGTATAAGTCGGAGCATCCGGAAAAATACCGTTATAGGCGTCTTCTCCGGGTAACCAACGATCGGATTCAATCGCTTGCCGGTATTCGCGTGCACGGTCAAACTTCTCACGAACTAATTGTGCAAGAGAGTCTTGCCCAATACCGGGATAACTTGGTTGGGCTTGCTCAATCATCTAAATCCTCGTCATCGTCTTCAACGTATTCGTCTTCGTACTCGTCAATCAGTTCTTCAATGTCATCCAACAGATTGCTGTGCATCTCGACAGCTGCAAAAGACTCATATTCTTGCTCTCGCGATCTCTCCACGAAAACCCGAACGTCATCCAAAATCGAATGAAGCTCTTCAATTGCCATAGTTGGAACTCTCATTGGGGGTGTCAGTGAGATTTCTTTAAGCAGAAATTGCGGAATCACCGTGGTGTAACATGAGCAAAAAGGTTACGTTTTTGCGGTTCAGGCTTTGGTGCATCGAAAGCAGTATTCCGGTAGATCGACGGGCTTTTTAAGCACCCCCAAGCAGCTAGTGCAAGTGACATTACACAGTCATCATGACTGCCGGAATTTGCTGCTTCCTTACCATTGGGTAACACTACGAACGTCATCAACTCATCCAGAATCTTCGGTGATCGCACCAGCAGATCCTCGTTTCGCAGCAACTCTCTCAGTACATCAACCAGCTGCGGTCGGCTGCGAATCGTTGTCAGAAACCCTACACGCTTGGTCCGTCGCATACCCCGTTCATCGAGCTTAATCTCATGATAGAGCTTAGCGTAGTGATGTTTATCCAGCAGGGAACGCAGTGTAACCAGTCCATGATTGTTACGTTCAACAATCAACAGGGCTTCATTATAATACTGAGCAAGGGTCGTTAGCTTCCACGCTAACAGGTCCGGGTCCGTTTTCGTGCGCAGTAGCGCGACTTGTTCGTAGGATAGAGCATCCAAAACCGTGGCGACCGACCAGTCCGTATCACGATCGTTGACTTCAATTCCTTCGGAAACGTCTACTCCGATACGATATTCACCGTTGGCAGTCGGTTCCCGAAATATCTCTAGCTCGCCAAACTCCTGCGGTTCAATCAGGTATCGCAGGGCACTCGAAGTATCATTGGCAAAGCGGTTGACGGGAAGATCGAAACGCGTTGGCTTCGGTGCATAGTCAATTCGTTGTCGCATGCGCTCCAGCAGGTTGCGCTCGAAAACCATGCGACCAGATGCTAAGAATGCCTCTCGCGCAGTTGTCGGGTAGTCCTGATGAAAGTCTTCCAGTCTGCCTTGGCAGTTGATGTCAATCGCTTGCCTTCGCCAATGCAGATTCTCAAGGGTTACTCCGAACGCTAAGTTTCCCTGTTCACCGATTTCGTAGGTTACGGTTTCATCGAGTAAGCGTAGTTCCTCTTCGCCACCGTAGCGTGGATCTTTGCCAATGGACGCGCGAAACGCTTCCTTCTCCGCTTCATCAATGAAAGGCTTCGTATATGATTCAAAAACGAACCAAGGAAAAAAGTCTGCTTCGTAACCGGAGCGAGACTGGTTTTCGTAAGCATCCCAGTACATCTGATAGAAGAATCCGCCTACGCCGCGTGCGGTGCTTTCAAATAGCACCTCTGTCCCGTCTGCGATTGCTACGTTTTTGAGCAGAGCAGAAGCATAATCGCTTGCAGAATTACCCCAACGGGACACCTCACTGCAGTGCAGAAAGGAAATCTGGTCACCGACAATCTCCGAACCTCCAGCAGTACCGAGACGAAAGCGTGTGTTCAGTTGTTGCCAGTGCAGTTCTCGCTTACCTGAGTAACCAACTTTCGGTTTTAGCGGGGCAGGATGATTTCTCTCCATCGTTCTGACCATATTAAAGAGGGTCAGATTGGTATCGTCATCATGCGCAACGATCGCGATTCGCTTTTGTTGCGAGAAAGTGCTCGCACGGTAGAAACGGGATAAGCAGTATGTGCTCAACCCTGATCTCCGTGGTTTCAGCACCACCCGTCGAACCAGACCAGTCCGCTTGAGTTGGTCTTCGCACCGATAATGGAGAATTTTCTGTACATCGTTTGGTACAAAGGGGATTAGCTCACCGCTTCCAAAGCGTTCGATCCGTATTATTTTCTCGAAGTAAAAGAGGGGATCGTCCTTGAGCTTCTGTAAAATCTCCCTGTATTTATCGGTTATCATTCAATCAATGAATGGGCATGAAGAGAGTGCTGAAACTTACCCGTTTGACGAATCAGCTTTAGCATTCCTTCGGCGATTTGTTGAATTTCCAGCTGCGCGTCCGATGCAGCCCGTAATTTATAGAAGTGAACAAAGGCCCGAAAGTTCATCGACATTACCCACCGCAGCTGATGTGCATAGGGCAGCACTAACCGGGCTGACTCTTTTGCTCGTTTTCTTCCGACTACTGGTTCCAACCGCTCGATTAGTTGATGATAAAGAGCGTGGCATTGCTCAATCGTCTGTTGGGCAGCTGCCAATTCTTCATCCGGCCAATCATCAGGTAGATAGTATAGATCCTCTTTTAGTTCCTTATATCGAGCAGACTCGCAATTGATCGAGACTCCGGTGCGATGCTTTAAGCAGTGAATGTGGGAAGCGATGTCGCCGGTTACACGAAAGCTGAGTAGCGAGTGCTCAAAGGGTGTTCCGTGATTATGGTCGGCTAAGTAATTTAAAAGATTCGCTATTTTATCAGGTGACTTGTAATTCGGGTTCTTGTCTATCTCTGCATTCGTGGAAGCCCATGCTGCACGGGCGTGAGAGAAATCAGAACCGCATACTTCAAGGAGTTCTACTCTATTTTGGTGCATATTGTATCACTGTAAGTTACAAGTTGCAACATATTACGTTACAAAATTGCCTGTGTATAAAAATCGCTCAGGGGAGGTAAAAATTATATGGGGTGGGGGTCGTGGTCCTGGGGGGGGTGGGGGCGGTCTGGCGCGTGATTAGCGGCACGTGCGAACATTTTTCAAGCGTTCACACCGTAAGCCGCTAAGTCACTGAAATCATGAGCTTTTAAAACGTCTTTACCGTTATGAGGCCGATAATGTACGATATGGAACTCATTCTATCGAGTGTCAAGTAACTGATTTAATTGACTTTCGTACTCAATCAGGTCATTCGTTTCCGAAGCATGCTTGGATAATTGCTCAATCATTCGCGCCGCCAGTCCTAAGTCGCCGGATTGAATGGCATGTTGCGCTAAATCTAACTGCATCTGACGGGTATTAGTTAGTGTCCATTTATCGGCTTTAAGTTTGATTTGTTCCGCGCTTAGTCTCTCGAATATTTTAAGCCGATCAAGTAAAGAATTAAGGGCTGTTACTGCGCCGCGTGTATCTTCTTTAGCATTCGCGTTTTCATATTGAATTCGATATTGCTCCGCAGCCCATAAAACATCCATTTCCTGAAGCAATGCTAAACGCTTCTTTTTTGCGCGTTCTATTAGCTGTTGTTTAGCTTCAAAAACGTCATGACTTTCTTGTGGCGATTCAATTAAGTTTACATCGATCGGCGAAATTTTAGTTCGCTGGATTGACTCTTTGCGGGCGTTTTCGCCCTTTGTGTCGCGTTTTTCACGCTTTAAACTAGTCATACATTTAAACCCGTAAATAAATGATTAAATTTTATGCTATAGCGCCGCTAATCATATTTAATTTTGCGTAAAGTCGCAAGATTACGGCGACAAAATGAATACGTGGTGCAATATTTATCATTTAGGCATTTAAGCCAGTCTTTACCTGATTTTGAGTTATTCAAGTTTCAGGATACACAAAATTATTTTTGCAAGGTTGTCTTGACACTCTTGCGACTGTATATAAGGATTGACCGCAATGCTTGATTTCAAGCAGGTTGCAACCGTTTCGCCGCAATCTCGCGGCAACTAATTTTCCTAGTGAGACACGCAATGCAAATCGAACTCGATAACCAGACAATCTCTTCATTCACTGATCTCGCCAGTTTAGATCTAAATGATCTACGCCGCGCCGTGCGAAAGACGGGGTATTTTAAAGGCAACTCAGTTGCCACAAATTATCTAAGTAAAGTTGATTGCATCGACGTTATTCGGCCTTATGTGCTTAATAATTTTGATGCAGCTGAAAACGCTGCTACTTGTTTGATAAACGGCGAGAAAGTCGAAGAAGTACCAGCAACACCGCCAGCAACGCAACCAGCCACAAATAGCGCAGACAACGCGCTTACAACAGCAATTGCGAACGCGTTGCAAGCTACTGGTTTTACGGCACCCAAAGCCGAACTGGATGAAACGCGTGTAATTGATTTGATCAAGCAACACGCGGCACCTAGCGTGAAACAAATTGAAGTCAAGCAGTTGTCTGGTGAATTCAAAAACGTAGGCATTCAACACAAATTCTTCCCGCAATTGCTGCAGCTAGCCACGGCGCGGCTAAACGTCTGGCTTTACGGTCCCGCCGGTACCGGTAAGACTAGCGCCGCGAAAGCCGTAGCGGACGCGCTTGAGTTGCCTTTCGGCTTTGTAGCGTTTTCGCGCCAATCTTCAAAAGGAGATCTTTTCGGTATTCGCGACGCACGCGGCGAATATCACGAATCGCAATTTATTCGCGTGTATCGCGACGGCGGCGTGATTCTTTTAGATGAGATTGATTGTGCGAACGATAACGTTCTGAAGTCATTGAACGCCGCGCTAGACAACGGCTTTGCCGTCACACCTGAGGGCGTGATTGAGAAGCATGCTGACTGCATTGTGATTGCCGGTGCCAACACGGTTGGAAACGGCGCAGACGCCGAATACAGTGCCGCGCAACAAATTGACGCGAGCACACTAGACCGGTTTTTCTTTCTGCACTGGCCTGTAGATGAGGCATTCGAAGCGGCGCTAATTGGTGCCGCTAAAGCAGATGAAAGCGCGGACACGCTACGCGGTTCGGACGTGCCCACCAAAGAGCAATGGTTACACGTGGTCCGCTCTGCGCGACGCAACGGCTCAGGAAACCGCGTCTGGGTTTCAAGCCGTGCCGTGCGTGATGGCGCTAAATTGATCGGTGCCGGTGTATGCTTGAAAGACCTTTGCACCGGCTTGATCTGGCGCGGACACGCTAGAGACGTGCAAGGTCTGTTGTACACGATCGGCAACGCACGCGCTTAATTTTTAACAACCTAGTGAGACACAAAATGCAATTTAAGATAGAGAAGCAAAGAAAAAAAGAAATAGCGTGCATGATAGCCGCTAACCGTGACGATTTTCTGAACTTCACCGCGACGCCCAACTACGTGGCGCGGTGTGAAGGTCATTTCCTGCATGGTACCGCGCATGAAGAAAAAGCTAGCTCAAAGCCTAGCACTGATTGGAGCGGTACAAAGGACTGGCAGGAATGGCAGGATATTTTGCGCGACGGCTGGGGCGACGGTGCCACCAAAGCGCAAGAGATGTGCAATGAGATCGAAGGCACTGTAGCCAGTCTGCGAAAGGTTCAAGAGTGTGAGCTAAAAGATGAGGGCGACGAGATTGACATTGACGCGTTTCTGGCCGGTGAGGAAAACCACTGGTATCAATACCCAGAAAGAGACACACCGGCAAAGCGTTCTAAAATCGTGCGTCTTGGATTAAACGTCGCCGTGCATGCTGGCTACTCTTCAACTCAATTATTGTGGCGCGGCGTTATCACTACGGCACTGATTGAAGTTCTACAAAGCTACGGCTATCAAGTCGAAGTGCTTTGCTTTTGGCAAACGAGCGGCGATAAGAACTCAAATATTTGCTTTGTTAGCTTTCCCGCTAAAAGTGCCGGTGAAAAGATTCTACCTGAAAGACTGGCAAGTATGATCGGACACCCAAGTGCTTTTCGACGTGGTTTCTTTTCAGCTGTTGAAAAACTACCCGCCGAAAAGTTTGGCAAGTATCTGACGTTCGGCGGATATGGCCGGTGCTTTTCGGAGTACATTTTTCAGGACAAGCAACCGCTCGATATTTATCTCAATGATAAAGCTTGCGTGTCAGATGCTAAGCAAGCCGTGCAAGTCTTCAAAAACTATCTTGATGAAAGCGGCTTACTGAAAAAAGCAGACTAAACCTAGCACAGAGCGCACGGTGCACGCCGTGCTCTCGATGCTGAGCTTAGTGCTTAGCGTTTCCCTAACTATCCTAGTGAGAAGCAAGATGAATATCTTTATAGTAGACAAAGACGCCGCGAAAGCGGCTCAAGATTTGTGTGATAAACACGTCGTTAAAATGATTCTCGAAAGCTGTCAGATGCTTAGCACGGCGCATCATTTTTACGGCTCAGCGGAAGAATCACCGCGCATGTATAAAGCGGCGTTCGCGCATCATCCCTGCACTAAGTGGGTGATAGCAAGCCGGTCAAACTATTGCTGGCTTTGGCGTCACGCGTTTGAACTGACTAACGAATATCGGACACGGTTTGGGCCGCAAGATCACAAGTGCAGAGCGATGCTAATCGACGCGCTATACATCACGCCCGTTCAGCAGCCAGAGCTAGGCTTTACAACACCAGCACAGGCAATGCCCGAAAAATACAAGCGCACGGGTAGCGATTACGTGACCGCTTATCGCGCTTATTATCTTGGCGAGAAAGTCCGCTTTGCTGCGTGGAACCGTGGCCGCACTGCACCGGACTGGTGGGTGCAAGCTACTGAAAACATAGCCGAATAATTTTTTCACAACAATGTCTTGACACTCGTCAGACTCGTTAATAAAGTAAGACCATGCGGCGAAGATTTTCGCCGCGTTTCTTCAATCCTAGTGAGAGCAAATCATCATGAAATTACTAACTACCGACGGACTGAAAAACGTAACCGTAAAAACCTGCACATCAAAGAAGACTGGCAAGACGGTCTTTCTTTACAAAACGCAGGACATTACCTTCCTCTCCGCAAAACCATTGAAAGACGGCGCAAATGTAAGCCGTGCTTTAGAAATTTCCTAACCTTTAATGAGACATAAAATGCAACCAAAATTTATCAGCTTTCTAAGCAACCACGGCACGTATCAAAACTTTCCTTCCATCGACGCGATGGGTGAGGAACCAGAAGCGCAAGCAAAAGCGCGTGAGCTTCTGAAAAACTCAGGGAGCAACTTAGTAAAAGTGCGCAGTTGGTTCAACGCCGGTGTAATTACTCTACATTTTACCGGCGAGTACGTGCCGGTGAAGCCTTCAAAAACTTCGCGGACTCAATACCGCGAGTTTTATGGGCATAACAAAATGTCGCACGACTCTCACGGATTTAACCGTGGGAATGCTTCTGAGGATGCTCAGAACGCTCACCACGACGATTTTAATAAAAACGAGGGGCTGAGCATGGGCGAAGCTCTAAAGCAGCTAACGGATGAATTAGCTGCACTTTAGCGCGTGCCCCTCTCCGACCCGCAGAAAATGCGGGTTGCTGATGATGTTCTCATGGTGAGAGCATCACAAGCAACCTGAATCCTAGTGAGGCACTATGAAAGAAACCGTAACACTATCCACTTTTCGCGATGCTTTTCGCGCT